GGTGGTGATATCCACGCTGCCCATGCTGCCAGAGCCAGACGAACCGCCGCCAGAGGAACCGCCGCCGTGGCTTACGTTCTTTTTGGAGCCGCCGAGCGATGCAACGATGGCCGCAATGGCAACGCCCAGCGCGACCGCTGCCGCTGCCACGATCAGGCCCATCGGGATGCCAAAAAAGGTAGCGCTCAGGGCGGCGGAGATCGCGGCCAGCAGGCCTTCAAAGGCTGCACCGACCGCGCCGATCAGGGAAGCGACGCCCGCAAAAATGGTGGGGAAGCTGGACAGCAGACCGCCGCTCAGGCCCTGACTGATGGCGAGAGCCGCCGTGCTCAGCGGCCCCTGCAGGCCCTGAAAGACCGACACGAGGGTGGAACCAAGGCCCTGTGCCTGCTGCCAGACCTCAGAGAAGCCGCCGGTCAGGCCGTGCACGATCTGCCCGCCAAGGTCGATAGCTCCCTGCACCAGCTGATCGCGGGCACCGCCCAGCGCTTTGTTGAGCTTAGTCACGATGCCAAGAGCAAAATCATTGACCTGCTTCTTCTGGTCGGCAGTCAGACCGCCGTAGATGGTGTTTGCCACCCACTTGCCGATGCCCAGCCAGTCCTGATTCTTGACGGCGGTGTACAGGTCATCGAAGGTGCCCAGGATGCCGGTATCTGCTTCGGTCTGGATCTCCTTCCACAGGCCGTCAAAGGTGTCCGCGCTGGACTTTTTGATCTGCTCGGCCACCTGCACGGTGCCGTCGGCGGCGACGGTCTTGATCTTCTCCACCGTCACAAGGGCACCGTCCACCACGTCGTCGTAGACCTCGGTGATGACCTGCTTCTGGGTCTCGGTGCCGTCGGTCAGGGTCTCGGTGACGGTCTGGGTGGTGGTCTTGACCCCGTCTGCCAGCGTCTCGAAGGTGGAAGTGACCGTCTTGGCGGTCTCCCGCACAGTCTCCATGGTCTGCTTGACGGTCTTGGTGCCGTCCGCAGCCACCTCTGTGATGGTTTTGATGTCCTTCAGCACACCATCCACCATCTGCCGGGAAGTCTCGGTGATGACCTGCTTTTGCTGTGTCTTGCCGTTGGAGAGCGTTTCGGTGATGTTTTCGGTGGTGCGGGTGATCTTGCCGTCGATTTCGGTCGTGGTGTCCGAGATGGACTTGACGACTTCTGCGGCGGCCTGCTTCGTGGCCTTGCTGGCCTTCTTGGCTCCGCTGGTGATGGCCGGGTAGGGGTTCACGGCTGTCTGGCTCCCGGCACGGCTGCTGCCGTTGCCGGAGCTGCTTGTGCCCTTCGGGACCCATCCGTTGTCATCGTCCCATTCGAGGTCTTTGTGGGAGCTGTTCCACTGTTTCGCGTTCTTGCGCTTGTTATAGTTGTCCATGTAGCCGTTGTAGGCGGCATTGTAGGCGTCCTGTGCCGCACCGACACCGTTTTTCAGGTTTGCCAGTGCAGCCGCCGCGCCCCTGATTTTGGCGACCAGCTCATTGATCCAGTCCACCACCGTGCCGATGGCGTTCTGTGCGATCTTTTTCACAGACGCAAATGCGGAGTTGACGGCATTGCGGAAGGTCTCGCTGGTCTTATAGGCCGTCACGAGACCCGCTGCCAAAGCTGCAAGTAAAGACACTACAAGGCCGATGGGGTTCGCCTTGAGAACCGCGTTCAAACCTGCCTGCGCGACTGCAAGACCGGTCGCCCCGGCTTCGGCGGCTTGGTGGGCAGCGGTCATGGCCGTGGTTGCGGCAGTGTGAACCACTTCAATTGCAGTAGCGGCGGCTACATAGCCCTTGTATGTCAGGAATGCCGTTCCGGCAGCGGCCACAACAGCCGTTGCAATACCGATGGTCTCCTTGAGCTGGGCCATCTTCTCGTCGCTGTCGAGGAAGGAGACCACCACCTCGTTCAGCTTGACCACCAGCTCACCCAGAGCTGCAAACAGGCCGCTGGTCAGCTCACCGGTCAGGGCGCTGACATTATCCTTCAGGGTGGACATGCGCCCGCTGAAGGTCTGGCTGGCTTCCAGCATACCGTTGTAGAACTGCCCGCCCTGACTGGTGGCGGCTTCCACCGCCGCTTCCAGCTCGCTGAAGCTGACCTTGCCATCCGAGATGCGCTTGTACAGGTCGGACATGCTCTCGCCGGTGGCATCACAGATCTGGTTCAGCGGGTTGAAACCCGCATCGATCATCATGTTGACGTTTTCCAGCGTGACCTTCTGGGCGCTGGACATCTTGCCGTAGGCGCGGGTCAGGGTCTGCAGCTTCTCGGCGTTGCCCAGCGAGATATCACCCAGCCGCTGCAGCACACCGGTGGTGTCGTCTGCCGCAATGCCGAACTGCAGAAGGGTCTGGGTGCCGCTAGTCAGGTCATCCAGCGAGAAAGGCGTGGATGCCGCCATTTTGCGGATCTCGGAAAGCTTTGTGGCGGCGGCCTCCTCGCTGCCCAGCA